TATTAGGATCGTCTTCTAATTTTTTTACATCTGTTGGTGTAATTCTTTCTGTAGACGGTTTTGTAGGAGGTCCAAAAGAAGTTTGATTTTGCCTTTCTTGACCAAAAGAAAAACTACCAAGTAAAGATTCTGTTGGAGTTTCTTGTTGGTCAAACTTTTTTCTACTTACAGCTATTTCTGCTTCAGATTGAGCTGCACGTTCTTTTTCAGCTTGAATAGCTTCAGGCGTTGTATTTACATTAACACGTTTTGGTATATTACGATTAGCACTTCCTCTAGAAGGCGTAACACGTACAAAATCTTCTGGTGTGCCTAAATCACCTGTAACATTAACAAAGGGCTCTTCTTCTTCTAAGATATTGGTAAATGTAATAGGCTCTGTAACTCTTGTTGTTCGTCTTGTCGCTGGCGGACTAATAAAACTTTGAGTAATAGCAGGAGTAAGAGATGCTGGACGAAAGCTATCAATAGCTGGCGTTATATTTGATAAATTTCTTAATCCTGCAATAAAAGACATTTTGTGTTATTCTTTCTGTTTTGCGTCTGCTTTAACCGATACCTTCAGGCTCTGAAGTGTTTCCAGTAAAGCCAGCTTGCCCTGCAAGCGGCGCATCTCCAATTCCGATTCCGCCACCACCAACTGCCGTTGCATCATTTGGCCCAACTGTTGTAGGTGTTCCTCCAGCGGCTCCCATGCCTCCGGGTTGTTGACCAGCGGGAGAAGCTTCTTCGCCTGTTGTGCGTTCATTTAGTCCTCTCAATACCTCTGCAAAAATAGCAGCATCATTTACATCATTTACAAGAAGATCAGGATCGATATCTTGACTGATAGCTAGTTCACGTACTAGATTAGGAATCTTAATAAACGGTGCAAGCATAGGATTCGCAACAGTTTGTAGAAGTGCAGTCAGACGTTGACTACGTACTTCCTTTTGTATAACTGCGCTTGTACCGCGAGGTTTAATTTCTAGATCACCGTGTATCTCGTTCATTCTGTCGTTGAACTGCATGTTCCATTGAAAGAACGCTTCGCCCATCGGCTTGAGAAGAAAGTCGTCAATGTTTTTAATAACAGTTTTAATACTGAGTCCTGCACTCGACATTAGCATACTGAGACCTGCTGCTGTACGTCCTGTGCCTGTTACGCCTGTTTGACCGTGTACGATACTAGGAATACCTGTTTGCTCATCTGCAAGCTGACGAGCCTTATCGTACATTTGTATATTTTCTCCAGCAGTGTTCGGAAACTTAATACC